CCGATCATCCGGCCCGGGGCGACGAATCACCAGGGAGCGGCCATCGAGATCACATCGAACTACTTCAATCGGGGTTACATGTGGGATACGAACCCTGACACCGGTCAGGCGTGGAATCCGGGCGATATCGCAAATCTGAGGTTCGGCTACAGGATCGTGACCTGACATGGCGGCGCGCGTCAGCCAGACGAACAAGGAGATTGCGGGGACTTCGTCCTCGCCGGCCTCCCGCGTCACGCAGGCCAACGCCGAGATCCTGTCCACCGGCGGTGCGGCCAACGCGCGGGTGACCCAGGCCAGCACAGAGATCCTCAGCACGCAGTCCAATTCCAACGCTCTGGTGACCCAATCCAGCGTGGAGATCCTGGTTTATGTCTACAGCTGGATGATCTACGGCATTGGGCCGATAGACGAATCCAGCGTGCCCGCGCCCACGGTGCTTCTGACGCCGCCGCCGCCTCCGCCGGTTTTCTACTTCTACCCGTCCGGCGGCGGCAAGGTGCTCAAGTACAAGCCGGAGAGGTCGGAGGTCGACGATCGGCTGCTGGCGCTGCAGAGGATCTGGGAGGACTACGCCCGGGAGGCGGTGGAAGGGCAGCCGTCCGCCGGTATCCGCGGCCTGGGTTCGATGGGCAGGGTCAGCAACGGCTTCCGCTGGTTGGAATTCGGACGCCAAAGGAGGCCATGGATGCGGCAGGGATCGATTGTGACGCCAGCACCGGCCAATGGCGACGTGACAGTATGCGAGTTCGAGGTGCCGGAGGGCTACTACGGCTGGCTGAGCGGTTTCTGGTGGGCTTACACGGGCACCGGCTACGTCGAGGGCAGCACGGACATCGAGTGGCGGATCCGCATTGCGGACCAGTACCCGGACGGATACGGACGGACAAGGTTCCAAATGGGGACGCCGACGGATCCTCTCACCATCACCGGCATGCTGCCGTTGCGATCCAGGCAGACGGTGCGGCTGATCGTTTTCGTCAAAAACGACAGTGGCAACATCCAAGTAGGCAGCAGCAGGATCATCGGCGGGCTGCAGGGGTGGTTGTACGAACCGGAGGGCGGAAAGGGAGGAGGCGTGCGGTGGTGAAAACCTCCACCGAAGCCTGAAGAGAGGAGGCCTAAGACGTTGAAAGGAAAAGACATGGAAGTGAGAATCAACGGCAACGAAGGCCCTTCCTTGAAATTCCGCGTCGGATTGATGGCCATCGTGCAGGTCATCGCGACTCTGATTACGTTCGGCGTCGCGCTCAAGGTGCTGTCGGCGGATGTGGATCGGCTGAAGATCCAGAACGATAACCTGCAGAAAGAAATACTTATTATCCGCGAGGCACAGGCTAAAATTCTGGCTTTGCTTGAAGATCTGCGAGACGAGCAGCGGTATCAGCGCGACCGGATCGACAGGCGGTGGGGCAAAGAGTAGGGAGGCCAACCATGGGGAAGATGAAGAAGATACTGACCATCGTCATCAAGATCCTGCAGATCCTGGGCATCGGCGCTGGCACTGCGGCGCTGTCGCAACCGGAATTGCTGCAGGGCATCCTGACGCCGGACCAGATCTCGGCTCTGGCGGCTGGCGCGGCAATCGTGAACGCGTTCCTGCCGTCGGTGCTCGGCAAGCAGAAGCAGGGTTCCGATGCGGGGAAAAGTTGACATAAATTATGTAACATCGGCAGCACAGAGAGAGAGAGGGAGAGATACTATTCTCCTTCTTCGAAGGAGAATGTATCTCACCCTATACTCTCTCTCTCTGTGCTGGGTTTAATGTAACATTCGAGGCCGTTCTAGGACGAAATGATATTATAAAAGTACCATCGTCTTTTACGCGCGCGCGCGTATTGTTATTGGGTATTGGAGATTGAGCATTGGCATTGGCGCGGCTCGTCGACCGGAACCTGGCACCCGGCATCCGATGACCGGCGACAAGTGACCGGCTGCAGATGAAAGGAGGTTCGCCATGGCGACCTACAAGGAACTCGCCGACGCCATCATCCAGCAGGAGGGCGCGTTCGATCCGCGCAGCGTCAACATGCGCATGGTCACCCGGCACGGGCTGTGGAACGTCGGCCACCTGGTTTGGGCGTTCCAGCGCGGCGCGGTGCCGGTCAACATCGGTGACCGCCTCTGGGCCGGGTGGCCTACCTACGAGGATTCCTACGACGGACTGCTGCGCCAGCTCCGCGCCTACTCCAACAAAGGGCTGACCCTGGAGCAGATGATCTACAAGTACGCGCCGCCGAAGGAAAACCTGACGGAAAGCTACATCGCCTTCGTCAGCTCCCGCACCGGCATTCCACGCAGCGGCAAACTGGCCGACTACGTCGACCAGAACAGCTACTTCCAGTACGCCGGGCGCAAGGCGAACGAAACCCCGGCTCCGGATCGGCCCTCCCCTCTCGACCTCGGCATCGGAGAAGAAGCCGCCGACTCCGGTGTCGAACTCGCAGCCCTCGGCGGCGCAGCAGGAATCTTCGTCCTCCTCGCCATCGCAGGAACCGCAGCGGTCCTCCTCAAGCGGCCCTGAGCAGGCGATTGCCGATGCCGATGCCAATGCCAATGCCAATGCCGATGCCGATGCCGATGCCGATGGCAATGCCAACACCGCCAAGACGCCGCCGCATCCCGGCTTCGTCGACGCGCTGCGCTGGCTGACACGGCAGGCATGGGGTCTCTGGCTCCGGCTCTGGAAGTAGCAACCTGGGATCCGGCAGCCGATACCCGGTATCCGGCAGCCTACGACCGGCACCCGGCATCCGGCATTTGGCACCAGCTGTAGAATGCCCGTTGCTGCGGCAGAAATGCCCAAGGACGAGCCGGAGAGTCAGGGATAGGGGTAGGGTAGCGGGCAGCCGTTCCGAACGCTCCAAAAGCCGCCGCTGTTGATCCTGCATCAAGTCCGCTGCATACTGAGGCCATGAACCCCGTGAAAGTGATCCTCCCCGCCGCCGAGGGCGTCAACCCGGTGGCCGTCATCGACTGCGCTGCAATGCCACTGGTCGACGTGCTCGGCTACTGCAGCCGCACGCTCGGCTGGTCACGCGCCCTGCTCCCCATGGGGCGGGACGAAGAAGGCCGGGGCGTCGTCGCCGAGATCGGCGACCTGACCGCCGCAGACGCCGAAGCCGCCAGTCTCGAACGCAATATCGAATCCCTGCCGCAGGGAACCACCATCCGGCGGCTGGTCATCGGCAACGGAATCCTCGCCACCGTCAGCCGGGCCGACGGAACCGTGCTCGACAACGCCATCGAGGCCATCCACGCCGTCGAGGATCCGCCGCTGAGTCTCGCGCCCGGATTCTTCGACGGGGACGATGACGAGGACTGGGACGACGACGAGGAGTTCGAGGACGAGGACGAGGACGAGGACGAAGAGGACGAGGACGAGGACGAAGAGGACGAGGACGATGAAGACGCCGAGGCCGAAGAGGAGGAGGCAAAGGCTGCTTCGGCTGGCTGAGATCCTGGCGGTTCTGGCCAAACCCTGCTCCCTTTGGCTTCTCTGCATCAGCCTGCTTTGGGCCGCGACCCGGACCGAGCCGATGGATATCCTGCTCGCCGTCGCCGGGCTATTCTTCCTCGGCCCGGCGGTCTACGCAACCGAGGAGGCCATCCTCGACTGGGGCTTCCTCCGGCGTCTGGAGCTGTGGCATGATGATGGCAAGGGCGAAGACTAACTCCTCCGGCTTCGGCCCGCATAGCACCCCCTCCGGCGCATCCCCCCTGCCGCCGGAGGGGGCGTCCGGCGCTGGAAAACCCCCCTCCAAATCTACCCTCTGGAAGAGCATTTTCCGCAGCGTACTGTCTCTTGCAGCCGCTTTTTTAGCGCCTAAAACGGCTAAGTCCCTTGATTGTGCCATCAGGGGGCCGGACAATATGTTCAAAGAGTCTGATAGAGAGAAAGGAACACCCATGATCATCTACCCGAAACCGGACGTCCCCATCGCCTCCGCGCAGGAGCCGATCCAGTCAATCTACCTGTTCCCGGTCATGCAGACTTGGGACGACTACCGCGAGCTGTTCCGCTCCGATCCGCCGCCGCCGGATCCGAACTTCCGCGCCAAGTACTGGCTCGATCCGGGCTACGCCGGAATGGCCGAGGATGACGGCGAGGAGGTCTCCTACACCGTCGCCGCCTACGATCCCAGGACCGGCGCGTACAGGGTCGACGCCAACGGCAACCCGGTCGTCACCACTCTGACCATCAGCAAGTGGCTTGCGGGACGGGTCAACATGCCGCGCGGCATCACCAACGAGTTCCCGGCTGCGGCGGCCATCAGCCGCTTCAAGCCGCTCCCCGTGCCCATCCGCCAGCTCCATCCGGACGAGTACCTGGCCATGAGCGGCGGCCTCCTGCCCCAGCCCGTCGTCGTCAACCGCCGCAAGATCACCGTCACCGCCAAGGATATCTCGGCCCGGATCCGGGCGCTGCTCGACGAGCTGGACAGCAAGCTCTGAGGGGAGGCAGGCAATGGGTTCCCTGCTCGACATGGAGATGGAGCCGTTCCTCCTGTTCGGCTTCCCCGAGTACCGCGACGACGCAAGCTACATCATGCTCGCCAACGAAGCCACCGAGGCCTTGTGGGCGGCCCGTGGCTCCATCAAGGGTCCGGTGGAGTCGGTTCTGGTCGAGGTGCCCTACATCGAACTCCTCGATCTCTGGGTCATCGATGACGCCAACGTCAAGCTCGGAAAGGATATCGGCGTCATCACCGCCTGGCGGCTGTGGGACTACGGCGTGGACGAGGAAGCCGACCTGGAGCGGAAGTTCACGACCGGAGCCTGCTCCTCGTTCGACTACGTCCGGCTGGAACTCGCGAAGAACTCCGGCGGTTACGAGTTTCGCGCCGTCGGCTTCGGCGATTACGAGGGCATCAAGGGCGGCGCGTACGAGCGGACCGTTTGGGTGCCGCTGGAAAAGCTGTCCGATGCGGCGGCAAAGACGGCCAAGCAGGCACGGGAGAAGGAAAACTTCTCGGAGGATTGATGCGGATTCTCAACCTCGGGGCCGGAGTGCAGAGCACTACCGTGTACCTGATGGCCAACTCCGGAGAGATCCCGGCATACGACTGCGCCATCTTCGCCGACACCGGCGAGGAACCGCAGGCCGTCTACCGCCATCTGGACTGGTTGCTCAGCCTCGGCGGGATCCCGATACTGATCCGCAGCGCCGGGAAACTTGGCGAAGACCTCGTCCAAGGCCGCAACAGCACGGGCGGCAGGTTCGCCGCAATTCCTGCCTATGTGGATCATGGATCCGGGCGGCGCGAGGGGCGCGGGCGGCGGCAATGCACTCGCGAGTACAAGATCGACGTCATCGAGCGCACGATCCGCCGCGAGCTGCTGGGACTCAAACCGCGTCAGCGCATCCCGAAGGGCGTAATGGTAATGCAGGCCTATGGCATCAGCATCGACGAGGCGGGCCGCAGCAGGCGGATCCGGGAGCGCATCCGCAGGCACAGCCCGTGGATCATCCCGGAGTTTCCGTTGCTGGACCGGTTGATGAGCCGGGCGGACTGCATCCGCTGGCTGCAAAGCCGTGTGCCGCACGAGGTGCCGAAAAGCTCCTGCGTATTCTGCCCGTACAAGTCGAACGAGCAGTGGCGATGGTTGAAGGACAACGACCCGGAGGGCTGGGCGCGTGCGATCGAGATCGATGAAGCCCTGCGAAACGGAGCCGTAGCCGCAAGGGGCATGAAGGGCCGCCAGTTCGTCCACCGCTCCTGCGTCCCGCTGGAGGAAGCGGATCTCGGAGCCGGTTCCAATCCGGGGCAGTTGTCGTTCGCCTTGGAATGCGCCGGGATGTGCGGCGTTTAGGGGGATTGATCATGAAAGCTGAGGCCGTACAACCATACTTGCAGTTGCTTGACACCGCATGGATTGAAACAAGAGACGGCGACCCATCGGCCTTGGCACTGTTTCATCGGCACTACAGTTACAGGCGACGTGCGAATGGCAAACCTCCATCCTTGTTCGTCGGGCCGGGGCAAAAGATGGTGCTAGTTACGCCGGACTGCGATGCCCTGTTTGTTTGGCGCAAATTCATACCGGATGATGGACAAACCGGCGTGAATTGCGCAGTCTTCCGGAACGAAGGGCCGATTCAATCCAGCATGTTGATCCGGGAGGCCTGCCGTTTGGCCTGGCAGCGCTGGCCCGGCGAGCGCCTCTATACATACGTCAACCCCAGGAAAATCCGCAGCACGAACCCAGGCTGCTGTTTTCTGAAAGCCGGATGGCGCAGATGCGGAGTGACAAAGCGAAACAAACTGTTGATTCTGGAATACATTCCTGCGATGCATAGAGATTGAGGAGCACGCATATGGTGTGGTTGAGGGAGGATTGATGTGGCTCTACGTTCCCTTTCCCTGTGCTCCGGAATCGGAGGACTCGATATCGCAGTCGACATCGCCTTGGGAGGCGTTCGCCCGGTCTGTTACGTCGAACGGGAACTCCCCGTCGCCCGCATTCTTGCGCAGCGCATGGAAGAAGGGTGCCTTCCTCCCGCTCCGGTTTGGAGCGATCTCGCAACGTTCGATGGATGCCGCCTGCGAGGCCTGGTGGACGTCGTTACGGCAGGGTTCCCGTGCCCGGATTACAGTTTCGCCGGGAAGCGGGCTGGTCGATTCGGAAAGCATGGCCAGGTCTGGGATCTCGTCCTCAAAGCGGTTCGCGACGTGGAACCCGCAATCATCGTGCTGGAGAAAGTGGCCGGAATCCGGACTCCTCATCGCAATGGACATGCAGGACTCTGGCATGTTCTCGGAGACCTGGCCGAGAGCGGGTACGATGCGGAATGGCTGTGCCTTCGAGCGTCCGATGTGGGAGCGCCGCATTACCGCGACCGGTGGTTCTGCCTCGCATGGCGAAAGCATATGGCCGACCCCGATAATGAGAGCGGGTGGATCAGGCAAGACGCACAGATCTCTTATCCAGGAGGCGCAATCCTGGCCGGAGCCGCCTCTGCGATGCAAGGAGCGCACAAATTGGCGGAACTCTCCGATGGTTCCCTGCTGGACGACACCGACGCTGGACGACGTGAACAACATCACCCGGAAGAGCGGAATGCAGAAATCGCTGGCCAGGGATGCGTACCAGTGGCAGATGCCGGAGTCGGACAACCCGGTGAAGATGTTCCCTACTCCGTCGGCGCGGGACGCGAAGGGCGAGAACCATGTCCGCCATCTGGCGGTGGCCCGGGGCAGGAAGCACATGGATCAGCTGCCGAACTTCGTAGCTTACTCGGATTCTTCCCCCCAGCGCCTGATGAGTTCGGACGGTGGGCAGAAATCCTCGAGCGGTTCCCCTGCCTTGCTCCGGCGGTTGAACCCGGCTTTCGTTTCGTGGCTGATGGGACTGCCGTGGTGGTGGACGCAGCCCGGGCTGCTCAGCTTCGCGCCCTCGGAAATGCAGTCGTACCTCTCCAGGCTGCGGTCGCTGTGCGAGAGCTTCTGCGGCGTTCCGGCATCATCATTCAGGGAGTTCAGCCATGACTGATTTCAACCACGGTGACTCGTACCGACTCCGGGCGCTGGGAGTGTCAGCGGATCCGGATGAACTGCGAATGATAACAAGCGAAGAATTTCTCAGAGCCTGCCTGAACGCGCTGTTCAACGTGCAGCGGGAGAGGAACGAGGCGCTGGCCGCGGCAGCCCGCTGGCGCAGACTGTTCTGGCTGTGCGCAGCGGCCTTGGTCGCGGCGGTTACGGGGAAATTGACATGGTGGACATGATGAGAGACAGGGAGCGTCTGGAACGGTTCATCCGCGAAGCGGCGGACGAGGACGAGCTGCAGGCCGTGCTGGACCACCGGTACGGCGGAAGCATTGAACGCTATCTGAAGTCCATGGATCTGCAGTCGGGCGAAGACCTGGATGCGCTGATCGAGGACTGGGGCGGGGAAACCAACGCCAGGCGGCTCGTCTACGACTCCGTCCACGAGGACTTCCGCGACCTCGAGGAGACGCTCGAGAAAGAGCGGCGGCGCAAAGAGATCGAGGAGGAAGAAGACCGGCAATGGGAGGCCTACCGCCGCCTGGTCGTGCCGCTGATGGAGCAGGCCGTGCAGTATGCGCGCCGGCATCCGGAGGTCTACTCGATCCGGGAGAACGAATCGAGCGTCTACATCTACGGCCCGGCGGGCAACATCCGGTTCAGCGATCATCCGCAGAAAGCCGATTACGACAGTCATGGACGCCCGATAGTGCGCGGCGGTTGGGCGAAGCGGGGCGAGCTGTGGGCGGGCGACTACTACCCTCCGGCGGATTACTCGCTCGATCCGTCCAACGCGGACAAGATCGACTGGGAAGACGTGCTGCGGTGGCTGGAAACCATCGCTGAAGACGAGGATCCGCAGCAGAGGCGCAACCCGCCGCACTGGGCTTCCATTCGCATTCCCACCACGCACTGGGGCTGGGTCGTCGACGGCAAGGTCTACGATTTCCTGACCCACGAGCCGGAGGACGGAGCCGGCACCTGGGATCACGGGCAGGCGGCCCAGTGGCTCATGGAAAAGAAACCGGAGCTGGCACGCCGCACGCTGGAGATGATCCGCAAGCTGCCCGGCGGCTCGGGCGTCCGATCCCTCGACGACCTGCACTGGCAGTCGTCCCTGTTCATCGGATTCGAACATGCCGGCGCCGTCCGATTCCTCGTCCAGCCACCGGTGCTCGAGATGACCACCGCGTTCCTCGACGACAGCCGCTTCCGCGAAAAGATCCGGAACCTATCCTACGCCATGCGCTCGCTGGCCCGGCACGCAGAGCAGGGCGGCTACGTTGAGTTCAGCGTCGGAGGCTCGGTCAAGGGAAGCGATATCAAGGTTTCCCGCAGCTACATCCTCGATTTCAACAGCCGCGCAGAGCTGGTCGAGGCCGCCGGGCAGCTGGAGGTCATCGACCGCAAGTCCAAACTGGCCGCATGGCTCAAGGCGAAAGGCGCTTGAGATTATGCCGATCCGGTACGCCACCAAGGAACAGATTGACGAGCTGCTGGAAGCGGCCTACTACGACGTCCGCGATTACGCCATGCTCACGCTGATGTTCTGGCGCGGCCTGCGGGCCTCGGAAGTCGGCATGCTGCAGATGGAGGACTACAACCGCGCCGACGGGCGGCTCTACATCCGCCGCGCCAAGGGCGGCCTGAGCGCCGAGTATCCGCTCAGCCCGCAGGAGCGCAAGTCGCTGGATGCATGGATCCGCGTCCGGGGAACCGGGCCTGGGCCGCTGTTCGTCAGCCGCAAGGGATCCGACATCCGGCGGCAGCAGATCCACCGGCTCGTCCAGCACTACGGACGCCGCGCGGGCTGGCCCGAGGATCTGTGCCACCCGCACACCCTGCGGCACTCCATCGCCGTCTACCTGGTCGAGCAGGGCGTCGACCTTCTCGCCATCAAGGACTGGCTCGGCCACAAGGCCATCAGTTCGACCACGGTTTACGCGCAGATCACCAACAAGGCGCGGGAAGCCGTGGCCGCCAAGGTCTATTCGGCTTCCTCCAAGCCGGTCGTCCACGTCAACTGGTCCCGCAACAGGCGCAGGCGGCCTGCGGTGGGGAAAGGAGCTGTCAGCCAATGAACGCGGTTGTCGGAGTCGCTTTCCGCAAGGCCATGGCAGGGGGTCTGTTAGACAAGATCATCGGTCTCCGCGCCGGGCTGCCCGGCATGGTCTACAGTCACTGCGAGTTCTGCTGGCCGGGCAAGAGCTTCATCGTCTCGGCATCATTCATCGGTTGGAAGCGGCAGGAGTACTCGCCGTCGGAATGGGACGTCCTGCCCCTGCCCGTCGATGAGGAGGAGTCGCAAACCTTGGCGCACTTGTGCGAGATCCTGCTGCAGTCCAAGCCCCGCTACGACTGGCCCGGGCTGGTGCGCATCGGCGCTCTGCATCTGGCCGGCCGGGAGCTGCCCAAGTGGTGGTTCTGCTCGGAGCAGGTCGCGTGGGCGCTGCGCAAACTGGGCTACGCCGACCTGTTCTGCCTGGACAAGGACGCGTACACGCCGTCGCTGGTCGCCTACACCATCACGCAGTGGCGCAACCTGCCGCAGCCGGTCGCCGATGCACTGGCTTCCTTGGCAAGAGCAAGGAGGGGAAGGAAATGAAAGACCGCAATGGCAGCGCCGCCACAACCTGGCACGATCTGCTGGAGCGGCACCCCTACCGCGTGACTCTGGCCAACGGCGGCGATACCCGCACGCTCTACGTCAGCAGCATCGCAGCGGCCAAGTCCGGCTTGGAGATCGGCTGGCGCATCTCGAAGGTCGACCGCTGGGATGCGGACCGCCGCTGCTGGGAAGCCGTGACTGCATTCTGAGACCGGATTGCGATGACTGCGTTCTAGAGCCGCTGCCGGTATCCGGTGTGGATCTCCACCGCCTTGTCCAGCCGCCGCATGAACTCTCCGTAGCTCATCCCCAATACTTTGGCCAGCCGGATCGATACGCTGCGGTTGGGCACGATCATCCCCCTGAGAATCCGGTACACGTGCGTCTTGCCCAACCGCGCACGGTAAGCCACGTCCATGATGCGCATCGACGGCGGCAGGCCCCAAAGCTCCTCGATCAGGCTGCGCCACTTGGTCCTCGGTGCCACCGGCATGCCATTATTCTACAACCGTTTGCAATTCCCGGTGTAGCGGCTTACACCACAATCTGTTGTGGCGGATTGTGCAAGCAGCAGATCTTGCGCTCGCTTGTGCGGAGGACCGGCAGTAAAGTGCTTTTAGGCGCTAAAATTCCATGACGCAACCCATCACAGTCGAACAACTCCGGCAGCTGCACGACGCCATCCAGCGCGACTTGGAGAGAGTCGAGCAGCTGCTTGGGAAGATCAATTCCCTTTCCGATGACGCCACGGCGGAGCAGATGCTTAGAGTGTTGGTCGAGATCAGCAGGCGCAACCTAGCAGCGCAGGCGGAGGATCTCCGCCACAAGCTCGAGAGCCTGAGGCCCGCCATGGCCAATATCATTCTCGCGACTCCAATGCCGGGGGTGCCAAGGCAATGAAGAAACGGCCCGCCAAAGCCCAGGAGGAGCTGTGGACCGAGTCCACGGAGCTGCCTGCGGAAAACCGGATCGAATTCAGCGAGGAGGAGTGGCAGCAGCCGGCGTCGGATAACAAGGGCCACTCGGTCAAACTGTCCTGCCGCGTGCCGCCGCCCGTGGCCAGGATGATCGAAGCCATCGTCGCCGGACAGCGGTTCCCCTACCAGACCGCCGATGACCTCGTCCGCCACGCCGTCGTCCGGCACCTCTACGCGCTGCACTCCTGGGATCAGACGCTGCCGCGCACGCTCTACACCACGGCGGCGGCCATCATCCGCATGGTGCAGGACCACGAGTCCGTGATTACCATGCGCGAGGCCGTCGTCCGCGCCGCAGGCATGCTGCAGGAGCTGGCGCAGGAGCAGGACTGGGCCGAGGTCGCCCGCCGCATCGCATTCGTCGACGCGGCGCTGGCGCAGATGCCTTCGACCAGCCCGTGGCGGCGCAAGTTCGAATCCATGTGGCGCAAGAAAACCGACAAGTACAGGCAGGCGGTCGAGGATTCCGGAATCGAGGATCGCCCGGCGGGGCCGTGCCCCAGCACGCTGCCGGCGCACATAGACGTATAGGAACGGATCGGCAGGGGGTGACAGCCAATGATGATTCCGGGGGGATTCCCTTCCCTGCGCCCGGTCCAGGAAACCATGGCCGGGCTGATCGAAGCAGCTTGCCGCAGCGGAAAACAGATCGTGCAGTGCCACTGTGCTCCCACCGGCACGGGCAAGACGCTTGCCTACGTCACGGGCTGCTGGAGGAGCGGCGCTCGGACTGCGGTTCTGACCCAGACGAAGGCTCTGCAGTCGCAGATTCTGAGGGACTTCCGCCGCGAGGCGAAGGATCTTCGCGGCGCGGCGAACTTCCGCTGTCCGCGCTGGGGGACGTGCGAACGCGGCAGATCCCGTGGCTGCTCCGCCAGGGACTGCCCGTATCTGATCCAGTTCGACGAGGCACGCGCCTACAAGATCATCGTAACCAACTACGCCATGTGGGCCGCAGCCATCATGGGCGCTGCGCCGCTGGGCGAAATCCGAGCCATCGTCTGCGATGAAGCGCATCTGCTCGACTCCGCGCTCGATTCCGCATTCAGCATCCGGCTGACGGAGGACGAGGCGCGTTTCCTGCACCTGCCCTGGCCGCCGGAGCAGTCCACCATCGGCGAACTGATGCCGCATCTGGCCAACCTCGACCTGCTCGATCAAAGGACCGAGGAGGACGCGCTCCGGCTGCAGCGCAACAAGCGCGTCTGGGCAGCGATGCTGAGCATGCCTAAGACAACGCCGGTGGTGCTGCGCGACGAGCAGGGATTGATCGCCATCGGCACGCTGTGGCCCGCGCCGTGGTTCCGCTACGCCATCCTGAGCCGGGCCAAGACAGTCGTCCTCAGCTCGGCCACCATCACCGACCAGCAGGTGCAAACCCTGTTCGGCCTGGGGCGCGATGAATTTGAAAGCTACGACTACCCCTGCCCGTTCGACCCGGCCAAGGGTCCCGTCTACCTGCTGCCGCGCGGCAGGATGAACCACGCTGCGCGGGAAGAGGCCGTGCTGCGCGTGTTCAAAACCGCGCTGGACATCGCAAAGGCCAGGCCCGGCAGCCGGGGCATCATCCACACCGTCAGCTACGCCCGGGCGCAGAAGCTGATGGAGTACGCGGCGGCCAGGGAGATAGAAACCGCCATGCGGCTGACCGACAGCCTGGAAGCTTACACGGCCTCGCCCGACGCCGTGCTCGTCAGCCCCAGCGTCGGCACCGGCCACGACTTCCCGGACGACCTCTGCCGCTGGCAGGTCGTCCTCAAGGCCCCCTATCCCAACCTTGGCGATCCGCTCATCCGCCTGCGCTCGGAAGCCGATCCCGGCTACATGCAGATGGTCATGACGGCCAACCTCGTCCAGATCTGCGGACGCAACGTCAGGCACGAGGACGACTACGGGGAGACGTTCGTCCTCGATACCAACGCCTGCGATGCGCTCTCGCAGACCGCAACCGGCCTGATCCCCGACTGGCTGGCTTCAAGGGTGCGGCGCATCTCCGCCGTGCCCAGGGTGAAACAAAACAACGACCAGAAGGAGAAACCATGAGCATCAGTCTCAATCCCAAGACGTTCGTTTCCGGCGGGCTGCTGAACGATGTCGACGTCGAGATCGTCGAGGCCCGCTACGCGCTGTTCGACTACCAGGGAACCGTCGACGCGGCCAACATGCGCACCTCGCTGCGCCTGCACATGCGCACGCTGGACGGCACGCAGGACGCGACCGAGCATCTCACGCTCGGCGCGACCACGGACTTCGTCCCCAACGACTCCGACGGCGGCCTCACGCTTCGCCCGCTGTCCGGCAAAACCGCTTTGAGCAAGCGCTCCAAACTCTACTTCTTCCTGCAGTCGCTGGCGGAAGCCGGAGCCGATCTCAGCCGCCTGGACAGCGGGCGGGCGGACGAGCTGGAAGGCCTCAGGCTCCACTTCGTCCGCAAGGCCATGCCGGACATGGGCGGATTGGAAGTCACCCGCCGGGGAAAGAACCAGGATCAGGCCATCGAATACATCCACGTCACCAAGGTGATCGACTGGCCGCAGAAGAAAGCGGCACCGAAGCCCGAGGCTCCAGTCGCTGCGGGCGGCCCGCCGCCGGAGGTCGAGAACACCGCAACCGAGATCCTCATGGAGGTCGCCAAACCCGGCATGACCCTGCAGCGGCTGGGCATGGAGGCGATGAAGCGCGGCAGCAAGCTCGACGTCAAGATGCGCAACCAGATCAGCCGCCTGCTGGTCAACGAGCAGTGGCTCGCCGACCATGGCGTCGTCGTCGAGAACAAGCAGCTGGTCCTCGTGCCCTGGGCCGCCGAGGACGAGGTGCCTTTCTGAGGCCGGGCGATGCGCTGCTCCTTCCTGGGATACGCGGATCTGAAACTGCCCGCGGGGAACCGTTCCTCCGGCGTCCACCTGAGCGGCGTCATCCGCGCCATGATGGCCGACATGGGCCGCAAGTGGGCTTCGGAGGATGAACCTGGCCACGACGGCCTCTGCCGCATGGCCCTGGGGCTGGCGTGGGAGGAGTGGTACGGGCCGCTGGCCTTCGGCGGCGACTACCATCCGGGCGAGTTCGAGTTCGACGGCATCCTGTTCACTCCTGATGCCGTCGACTGGGAGCGGCGCATCGTCTACGAGATCAAAACCACGAGCAAGCGCAGCACGTCGCCGGAGGCCTCGCTGCACTGGCTGCTGCAGGTCAAGGGCGAGCTGTGGGCCATAGGCAGGGGCGAGTGGCGCAGGGCCGGGTTCCACGTGCTCCAGCTGTCGCCGCCGCAGAGGATCGACATCTGGGGGCTGGAATTCGACCCTGACGACCTCGAGCGCACCTGGCGGATGATTCTTTCCTACAAGGACAAAGCGAAGCCGGAGGTTTGGTAGTCATGAGCCTGTTCAAGAAGATCTCCAATCAGGAAACGCCGTCGCTGAGCGTCTGCTCGAGCGGCAAGGAAAAGCGCGGCAAGACCTTCTGGGCGCTGTCCGCGCCGGGTCCGGTAGCCGTCATCGCATCCGATCCGGGCACCGAGAGCGCCGTGCGCCAGTGGCAGCGGGCCGGGAAGGACATCTCATGTTTCTTCCACGTGCTGCCCGGCACGGGACAGAAGATCGAGGTTTACGAGGCTGCGTGGGCAAGGGTCGCCGCCGCGTTCGACGAGGCGATCCAGTCCTCCACCATCCGCACCATTGTGGTGGACACGGCAACGGAAATCTGGGAGCTGCTGCGGCTGGCGCGGTTTGGCCGCCTGACGCAAGTCATGCCGCACCACTACGGGCCGGTCAACGCCGAGTTCCGCTCGCTGTTCCACCGCGTGGCCGGGCGCGGCAAGAACTCGATCTGGATTCACAAGGTCAAGAAGGAATACGCAACCAACAAGGAGGGCAAGGACTCGTGGACGGGCCGCTGGGAGAGAAGCGGCTTCAGCGGCTTCGAGTACCTGGTGGACCTGGTTGTCGAGCACGACCTCATCTCCTCCGACGACGGCCCGCCGGAGTTCGCCGTGCGCGTCATCGACAGCCGGTTCCACCCCACCAGGGTCAACGGGCAGGTGTTCGCGGGCGCGATGTGCTCGTTCCCCGCCCTGGCGTCCGCGATCATGCCCGAGTACGATTTCTCGGTCTGGGATGACGGCGTGCCATCTCCCGCAGCCGATTGAGAGGAGGCGGTCGATGAAGCTCTACTGCATCCGCAAAACCGAAAGTCTGGACGTCTGGTGCGATGACGCGGGCCGGATCCAGTTGATCGGACGAATCGCGTTGGGCAACCCCGGCAGTCCGCTGGCGGCGGATTCCCTGCTCAGGCAGGTGGAGCAGCTGATCGGAGACATCAGCTACCAGTACCTCGAGGAGTGGCCGGACGAACCGCTGCCGATGGATCGCAGCGATGCCGAAAAGGCCATCGAGCGCCTCAGATCGGCTCACAGCAGGCTGACCCACGCGCTTACGGAGATCGAGGATGCCATGGATCTGCTGCCGGAGGCCGTCAAGGAAAGCGAAGAGTGAGCAACCGTATGCTGCTGGTGGATGGCAGGGAAGGCAGTCGGGATCTTTTGATCCCGCTGAAAGCGGAGGGACTCGACGCAGAGCTGGCCGAGCTGGAGTACGCCGATCTGTGCTGGATGGGCAACGGCCCGGACGGCCTCGCGCCCGTCGGCATCGAGCTGAAAACCCTCCGCGATCTGCTGTCCTCCATGCGCAGCGGGCGTCTCGCAGGCCGCCAGCTGCCAGGCATGCTCGCCGCATACGACTACAGCTACCTCATCGTCGAAGGCCCCTGCCGCGCCAATCCGCAGACTGGCATTCTCGAGGAGCCGAGGCGCGGCGGCTGGCAGGAACTGCGGCTGGGCGCGAGCCGATTCTACTTCGACGACGTCGAGCTGTTCCTGACGTCGCTGGACACGCTGACGCCGCTGCGCATCAGGCGCACGCGGTCCCGCACCGAAACCATGCGCATGATCCTGCTGCTGTACCGCTGGTGGCAGAAGCCTTGGGAGGACCATGGCAGCCTGAAGGTCATCTACGGCGGCCCGCCGCCCAGTCCGCTGCCCGTCGAGCACAGCCTCGTGCGCAGGTTCGCCGTGCAGCTGCCCGGCGTCGGCTGGGAGCGCAGCGCGGCGGTGGAGAAGAGCTTCGCCTCGGTCGCCGAGATGGTCGCGGCGGACGAGAAGCGGTGGCAGCAGGTGGAAGGAATAGGAAAGGTTTTATCAAGGAGGATCGTCGATGCAATTCATAACCGAACGCCAGCCGATTCCTGACGGCGAAGCGGACGTGGAACTCATTGGACTGTCGGACAAGAAAGACGGGCTGGCGCTGTACGCCATCATCATACGCGGATCCGGCGAGGATGCCGCAGTGGCCGCGCTGTGCGTTTCGTCCGACGGCGGCGGCGAGCAGCACGCAGTCCGGTTGTTCGCCCGGCACATCGCGGACTTCCTCCGCAAAGCAGAAGCCGACGAAGGCTTGGAGTACGAAATGCTCTGGTTCATCTGCCGTCACTCGCTTCTGCGGTTGGAAACGCTCCTGGAAGGCACAGAGCCGGGACCCGGGATGAACTTCATGGAGATCGGACCTGAGGACATGTACTTCCTCGAGGAAGCCACATCGATGATCACCCGGTTCTGCCTGTGGAAGGTAGTCGGAGTGGACAGGACGCAGTGAAAAGCCAAGAATGCCCCTGCTACAAACCCGGCGTCTGCCCCCGTATGGCCAACGTCGTGCCCTTCCACGGGCCGGAGGAGGCGCGGCTGGTCGTCGTCGGCGAAGCGCCCGGGGCGACCGAGAACGCCCAGGGCATCCCGTTCTGCGGCGACAGCGGACGCGAGCTGAACCGGCTGTACCTGCCCGCCGCCGGGCTGGCGCGGGAGGATGTCTTCGTCGCGAATGCGGTGCGATGCCTGCCGGAAACCGGAACGCCGTCCCGCGAGCTGGTGTCGCATTGCAGCAGCCACTTTCTCGCTCCCTACGTCCGCCAGCGCAAGACCCCCGCTGTGTTCGTCGCCCTGGGCCGCGTCAGCGGCGAGATCATGGAGCCTCTGGTGCCGGATTCGCGGTTGCTGATCCGCGCTCCGCATCCGGCGGCGGCGATGCGCGACGAGAGCCGCACCGGCAGGATCATGGACGAGATTCTGGCTGCGTTCCACCGAGCGGGCAAACTGCTGCGCGGCGAGGAGTGCCGGGAGATCCGCTACGACTGGGCGGTCGCCGACAGCTGGCGGCAGGCAGCATGGGAATTCCGCTTCGCCGACACGGTCGCGCTGGATACGGAAACCATCGGCGTCGGCGGCCCCGTGTTCTGCTTGTCGCTGGCTGCGCGGATCGAAGCAGACTTGGCCAGCCGGGTGCTGTTCGCCCGGGATCTCGAGGGCTGCTGGCAGGACTTCACCGACTGGCTCTGCTCGCGCCGCATCGTCATGCATCACGCGCTTTACGACGTCGAGGCGATCGCCGCCTGCGCGGAATGGGATGCGGCGCTGCGCCTGCTCGCGGCGGCGGAGGATACCATGCTGCTGGCCTACGAGATCCGGGGTCTGCCGCTGGGTCTGAAGCCGCTCGCGGAAACCCTGCTGGGCATGCCGATGCAGAGCTTCGAGCAGGCGCTGGAGGCCTCGTTCAGCCGGGCGCTCGCCAAGCTGCTGGAATCCGCCGCAGAGGAACTCGAGCGCAGCGGGGCGCGTAACGCGGAGCTGGTTCCGCCGCTGCTGGGCTGCGGCGATCCGGTGCCGGATCGACTGCGGCAGATGCGCGGCGAGGCGCTCGCCGACTACGTCAAGCGCATCGGGTCGCTGCCGGACGGGGAGCTGCTGCCGCTGGCCGGACGGGTGCTCGAGATGCCCCAGGGCGACTGCAGCGATGCGCAAGCGCTCGTGGCCGAGGCCAACCGCAGATTCAGCGCTGCGACGGCGGCTGCAGCCGCCCGGAAGTCGCTCCTGCTGCTGGATGGCACGATGGATGGCGTGCAGCGTGCGCTGGTCGAGGCAAGGCAGGTCCGGCTCTTGCGGGACCGGGTGCCGGAGCATGCGCACGGGTTGCTGCCGCTGGCCGATCCGGACGACGTGGCCCGCTACGCATCCCGGGACGCCGTGGCCACGCTGCTGCTTTGGGATGAGCTGAGGAGGATTGCATGAAACCGAAGATCTTTCCAGTCGACCAGGAACGGTACGCGCTGCTCGCAGGCCGCTGCGGCGCGGCGGTGTTCCGCATCAGCGGAGGCGAAGCATGGGTCGAGGGCATGCATGGACCGCTGGACGAGGACGTCGCCGAGACTCTGGCGCTGGGTGCCTCCGGCGAGCAAACCCTGCCCGGTGCGCTGGGCAAGTTCCGCCTGGCCGATCCGCAGGCGGAGTGCTTCATCGAGCTGGGCCATCTCCTGTTCGCCCTGGGGCTGGTGCGGTGCCATTCCGACCTGGCCCGCCTGTGCGGCCTCAGCACGCAGCGGATCTACCAGCTGATGAGCGATGAAACCAGCATGCCGTCGAAAGCGGCCATGGACCGGCTCAGGGAGTCGCTGGCCAACGCGAGGACGCCGTGCCGCAAGACCCTGGCCGAGCTGGCCGACTCTGTCGCCAGTCGCGCAAGAAGCAAACTGGGAGCGCTGTACGAGAGGGCGAGTTGAGATGTTCGATCCGGAGCAGGAGCTTTGGGGCGGCGTGCGGTTCCGCGACAAGCCGGACCCGCTCAACGCCTACCTGCTGGACCGCAACGCGCTGCCGATGATCGCCGAATACCGCCGCAACGGCGTGCTGCTGGATGCGGACTGGCTGCGCCGGATGGACGAGGATGTCGGCGCGGAGCTGGAGCGGATCGAGAGGCGGCTCCGGGAGATCGCAGGCGCGGATTTCAACCCGGCCAGCGGGCCGCAGGTGCGGCGGCTGCTGTTCGACCAGCTGCGGCTGCCCAGGCAGCGGCTGACTGCATCCGGCGAGGATAGCACAGACAGCGAGGCGCTGAAGGCGCTCGTCGGTCAGCACGAGGCGGTCGGCCTGCTGCTAGAATGGCGCGCCGCGTCCAAGCTGCTGGGAACCTACATCCGCGCCCTGCCGCAGATGGCCGGGCCGGACGGGCGCGTCCGCACGCGCTACCTGTACACCTCGACCGAGACCGGCAGACTGTCCAGCGAAAAGCCGAACCTGCAGAACATCCCAGCGAGAACGAAGCTGGGCCTGCGCGTGCGCGGCGCGTTCATCGCAGGCGACGGCATGCTGCTGGTCGGCTGCGACCTCAGCCAGATCGAGGTTGTCTGGGCCGCGCACCTGAGCGCGGACGAGCGCCTGCTGGACGCCATCGCCCGGGGCGAGGATATCCACACGCTGACCGCGCTGGCCGCCTTCGGAGTCGGCGAACCGGAGCGGTCGCAGATCCTGGAACTGAGCCGGAAGTCCAGGGCCGAAGAAGCCGGGGAGAAGGTCGACTGGACCGACGATGAGCGCAGGCGGTGGAAGGAATTCAAGCAATCCAAGCGCTTGCCTGCCAAGACGGTTACCTTCGGCATTCTCTACGGCCAGACGGCTTCCGGCGCTCAGGCCAACATCCGGGCGCAGGGCGGCCCGGATCTGGGCGAGGCCGACTGCCAGCGGCTGATCGACCGCTTCTTCGACGCCTACCCGGGCGTCGCCGGATGGATGGAACTGCAGAAGAGGCGGGCGCTGGAAACCGGCAAGGTATGGGATGCCTTTGGCCGCGTGCGCCGGGTGACCGGTGCGTTGAGCACGCTGAAGCGCATTCGCGCCAAGGCGCTTCGGGAAGCAGGCAACATGCCCATCCAGTCGAGCGCCCAGGGCATGATCAAACTGTGCATGGCCGAGTCGATGGAGATGATCAACCGCCTGCGGCAGGCCGGGTTGCGCGTGCTGCCGCTGCTGCAGATCCACGATGAGCTGATCTTCGAAGTCGATGAGCGCGAGGCCGGGGAGTTCGGGCAGCTGCTGCGTGAGATCTTCCGCAACTGCTGCCGGTTGCGGGTGGCTCATGATGCGAGCTGCTCGCTGGGCAAACGATGGAACGAACTGAAATGAGGAAACCGGAAATGACCGAGGACAAATACATCGCAATCGAGGAAAGCGGACTCGGAGTGGAGTTCGTCGAGGATCTGTCGCGGCTGTCCGCGCTGCGGGACCAGATCGCCGGGCTGGAGTCCAAGGCCAGGGTGCTGAGAGAGGCGATCCAGTCCAGGATGCTGGAGAGGGGCGTCATTGCCGTGCGCGGCGCGGGCTACCGGGTTTCCGTCTCCGTGCGCGAGCGCACGGCGATCAACGGCGACAAGCTGGTCGCCTTGGGCGTGTCGCCGGAGATCGTCAAGCGGGCTACTGACACGAGCAGCTACACCGTGCTGGACATCCGGAAGGAGAGGCAATGAGGGTGGTCATGCTCAACCCGCGCCTGCGCTGCGGCATTCGGCGCAGGCACTCCACCGTGCTGGTGCTCGAGGAATACGGCCATCAGATAGAGCTGATCTTCACGTCGATGAAGGCGTTGGAGTATCTGACCGATGCGGTTGACGAGTGCGCCGACAAGCTGGTCAACGGGCAGGCCGGGGAGGAGTGGTGGAATCCCCGGGTGCCTGCGGATCGGCGGCGTCCGCCGGAGCCGCTGGACTTGCTGCATGAGGAGTCGCTTCTGGAGACTCCGGAGTTTGTCCGCCGCCGCACGGTGGCCGTACGCCGAGTCGGGCCTCCAGCCAAGCCCCCGGCGGCAGGGGGATAGCGAACCGGTTGCCGGGCGTCTGCGCGGCGGGGCAGACGTCCGGCTCCTCGTCCAGCAGCCGGAGGATCGCGGACCAGACATGGTAGGAGCGCATGACCCGGTGCAGCACGCCGCCGTGCGCCCACAATTCGCGGTGGCGGCTGCGGTCGAACTTCGGGCTGGACTCGATGATGCGGACGGCCTCGCGGGCCGCGCTCTCGGCAGCGCGGAACAAGCTGAGCAAACCCGGCTCCAGGGTGCGCAGGGCCTTGTAGTTGTCCTGCTGCGCCAGACGGCATTCCGGGCACCGGCCACCCTTGCCGGGACAGTAGCGCTGGTAGGATGCGCCGCAGTACGGGCAGATGCGGATTGCGCGGGGCATGGCTCCATTGTACCTGGTAGTGTAAGTCTGTACACCAATGCCCGGGTTTTGGACGCAGTTTGGACATCGGAAACCCGAATTTGGACGTCTGAAGCCGGAACTTGGATGGCGCGTGGACAGCCGCCGGATGCCAGGATTCGGACTCCGGGATCCAGACGCCGGACGCCGGTACCCGGACGCCGGATGCCGGATGCCGGACGCCCGGCTTCTGATACTGTAAGCCTGTACACCTCCGGCTGATTCTAGCGCAGGTCACAGTAGTGTAACCACGAAAGTTCGTATACTGTTGAAAACAAAGAGAATTTAGGTATTGACAGATTCTAGCATCCGGTGCATGATGGAAGCATGAAGACAGCAGAATGGCTCACAAGCAAGGCCGTTGCCACCGGCTGCCCGGTGCTCCTGTGGGGCGAGCCTGGCATTGGCAAGACCGCCCGTCTCGCCGCATTTGCGGCTGAGGCGGGCTTTTCCTTTTTCCCCGTAGTGCTCTCGCACTACGACCCCGTGGAATTCCACGGGGTCTTGTCGGTCGACCCCGAGTCCCGGCGGGTGCACCGCGCCCTGCCGGACTGGGCGGGTCCGGAGGTGTATGACCCCGGGGCGGACTCGCTCATCTTTCTCGATGAGCTTTCCACCAGCACCCCCGCCCAGCAGGCGGCGGCGCTCAAGCTGCTCAGCGAGCGCGAGCTGGGCGGGCGCAAGCTCTCCCCTCGCTGCCGCATCGTGGCGGCAGCCAACCCCCCGGAGTGCGCCGCCGGTGGGCAGGATTTGGCGGCTCCGACCGCTAATCGCTTCGCCCACGTCCGCATGGGCGCGGATGCGGACGACTTCGCCTCCCATTTCCCCTCCCTCTGGGAGGGCGTGGGCAGCGGCCTGCAGCTGCTGCCTGCGCCTGCGGACGACGATTACCTCCGCGCCCGGGCGCTGGTCGCCGCGTTCATCAAGCGGCGTCCGGCACTGCTGCATGCGATGCCCTCTGATCCCGCCGGTCAGAGCGGACCGTGGCCGTCCCCCCGGAGTTGGGACCTTTGCTCCCGGCTGATTGCCGGCGAGCGCGACAACGAGCGCGTTCTCGCCGCCGCCGCTGCAACGGTCGGCGAAGCAGCGGCCACCGAACTCGCCGCATTCCTCCGGGAGTGCGAACTCCCGGATCCGGAGGAAATTCTCGCGGATCCCGAATCGGTGCTGCTGCCGGAGCGCGGCGACATCTTGTACGCCGCAATGAGCGCCGCTGCGGCTGCTGCCATCGCCCGCCCGACCCGCGACCGCGTCCGCGCGGTCTGGGTGTACCTCCGCCGCGCCGCTGAGGCCGGGCACGCGGATGTGGCCGCCCCGGTCATCCGTCCCCTGCTCCAGGGGACCGGATCGGTCTTCTCGCCGGTATCTGAACCGGCGCTCCTCTCCCCGTTCCGCCGCGTGCTCGACGCGGCCAAGTAGCCGCCTGATGAGTCCCCCCGTGCGGCGGGGGACGAAACACGGGGCATGCCCCCGTGTCGCGGAGCGCCGCAATGAGACAGGAAATGTCCATCCTGGCCGAACTGCTGCAGCGGACTGGTCCGCTGCCTGCGGCGCTGCCCGAGTACTCGGACTGCCGCCCGGCGGCATCGTTCGGCTTCGTGCGGTATGAGCCGGACTGGGGAGTGATCCGCAGCACCAGTGAGGACTGCGGCATCCCGCCGGTCGTCCTGCTGCGCGGATCATCGCGGGCGGATGTCGACGCCGCCATCCGGCGGCTGAGTCCGGATGCGGTCATTCTGTCGCATCCGGTGGCCATACTTTCGGTGCACGACTCTGAGCCGAGCCTGCGGCTCATGCGTGACATCTACAGGACCGCACCTTGGGTGCTCGATCAGAACCCGGACATCAAGGAAAAGATCATTGCCTTCATAACCTTGGAAGAGCTGGAGGAACTATGAGCATCGACAAGTCACTGCAAGCCGAACTCGAGCGCTTGCTCCTGGCTGCAACGGCCAGGGAGCCGCTCAAATGCACCCGAATTTCGACTGCCCGTCTGGGCAGTTGCCAGTGGAACTACTGGGATGTCGTCCGCTGTCAGCTAAAGCCGACGGCGGATCGCAAGCGGCTCAAGATCCACGCGCTTGAATCCGCGCGCCGGATCTACCGCAGCATCGCGAAGGCCTTGATCGAGGCCGATACACGCTACCCGGACCGGGTATTCCTCGGCCAGGGCGTTAGCCGGGTCGATCAGGTCGACCTCGCCCGGGTCATCGAATCCGCCGCTGCCTGCAATCCGGAGTATATCGCCCGGCACCCGGAGCTGCAGCAGGCGCTCGAGGCCGTCCGCGCCGCCCGGACGTTGCAG